TGCTTTGACCCATTCATGGAAGTCTGCGTTTTGCGCTATGTCCATGAAGTCCGGATGCTTAGACTGCAGTTTCTGTGCAGTTTGCATTCTCTTTAGTTCGAGTGCTGCTTGTTTAGCTTCAAGTACTGCTGGATGCTGGTCTACAGTTTTTAAGACAGCTTGCTTCGGATCAGCGAAGAAATCTTCTTCTGGAACTGTTTCAGCTGGCTTGCTATTTTGCTTCGAGTCGAGTTGTTGCTTGAGTAACTGATCAGCTAGACTACGAACCTCATGTACTTCTTGTGCTTGTCGTCCAATTAGCTTTTCAGCCTCTTGGTGCATCTTAACGATGTCTTCTATTGACTTGCCCTTGTACTTCTCAGGAATTACTTCCTGTTTTGGTTCTTCTCCCGGAGTCTCTTGAGGCTGTGGTGTCTCTTGAGGTTGTTCCGCTGGTTGGTCTATCTGCTCAAAGTTTTCTTCTTGCAGTTCGTCTTGTTCAATAAAATTTGCAGCCATATATTGCTCCTGTCACAAAGTGATTGTAGGATTTATAAAATAACAAAGGTCCAATACGGGTTGTCTTCGTCACGAATTGAGCTTGCGCTCCCTAAGGCGTTTCTCTTCACGCTGTCTAGCCCACCTTGCTGTTGCTTGGGGATGGTCTCCCGACACAGGGTCAAGACTGATACGAGGTGCAGAGATCTGCCGGTGTGCGTCTTTACCGCACAACTCACAAGGAATACTGGCTACCTCATAACTAACCAGCCGTTCTTGTAAGTGATCCGCCTCACAGCGGAATTCAAATAGTCTACGAGGCATCCTGAGCGTCTCCCGACGAGTCTAACTGCAATGCTTCGTAAGCCTGTTCTGAACTTTCTTTTAGAGTTAGCACCCACTGAAGGATGTCTAATTGTCCTTTACGAAAGAAC